ACAACATCTTTCTCTTTTACATATCTACATTATGTAAGCACTCTAGCCCGTATCGTGTACTGAACTGGTTTGGGTAGTCATCACAATCAACCAGATGCAACCAGCGTATGCGTGGCTTTCGATGGGGACAGTGAGTCGATGTGTGCGTGCCCCCCACTTATCCCCCCCCATAAAAAATTTTGTATTTCCTGCTTGCGTGTGTTTTATTTGTTTATGCTATTATGTGTTTACAGGTAGAGGTGATTACATGGAGATATTGGAAATACAACGTGGTGGTGAGATGCCCAAGCCGAGGGTGGTGTACTCGTATCCCTATGAGGGGATGGAGGTGGGTGATAGTTTTGCTGTGCCCAAGGAGGCTAGGCAGAAGGTGGCAAATGCGAATTACAGGGCGAGTAAGCGTCTTGGTTACAAGTTTGTCAGCAAGACTGAGGGTGAGATGTTGCGGGTCTGGAGGGTTTCGTGATGGACTATCTGGCAGAGGCTAGAAAGGCTCTTGCAGAGGCTCGGGAGTATGAGGTGGAGAAGCGTATGCCTATCTTGCCTCCGAGACTTGTAGGGGTCTTGGCAGAGGTCACAAGGAATCAACCAGAGATAGTTTTAACTTGGACTGCTTAACGAATGGCACAAGTAGATTGGTTATGGATGAATGAGGATGAGCTAAGAGGCATGTTGTGTCTCTTGGCTGACCTTTTGCGCCAGTCTGAGATTCGTCGGGTGGTTTGTATGAATGAGGCTTTGCAGCATGGATACAGAGAAGGATTTGCAGACGGAGCTTTACAACTCTCGTCTAAAGTTGAAAAAGGAAATGCAGAGGGCGCTGTCTTGCATTAAACCGTCTAGCAAGAAGAAGTTGGCGGCTGAGTGGCGGCAAACGTATTCGGAGTTGTTTTACAAAGAGCTGATTAGCTGTGCGAGAAACAAAAAGGTGGCGGTAACAATTGCAGATTGGAATCTTGAGGAGATGAAGTAATGGCTGATGACAATGACGTATTGGGTGCGATGGTTTTTGAGAAAGCAAAACAGCAATATCCTTACCTTGCTGACAAAGACATTGCTTACAAATATACGCCCCAAGAAAACCCAGAATATATGTTGGAGTCTTACCAGGGTGAGGACATCCCTGCTTGGGGACAAGGTAAGCAAGCTGCGATTGAAGTGTTTAACCCAGCAACAAGTCCATTGGACATCCTTGGCGACTATGTGAGTCACTATGCTGTGACGCAAGACCCAAAGCTGGCGGCTTACTATCAGCAGTTTCAAAACTTGCTAGACCCTGCTTCTATGCAAGAAAGATATAAATACCACGTTGAAAACCTTGGTGAGACTAGACCGTATGACCAATGGTTTCAAATGACGGGCTTGCCAGAGATTTTTAGGGGATACACCTTCAACCAATGGGGAAGTCCTGAAGAAGCCAAGAAGATGTATAGCCCTGAACAACTTAACGTCCTTGACCAAGTGCGTAACTACTTGGGAATCAAATGAGGGTAGCAGTCATCACGCCGTATCACAATGAGACACCAGAGGTGTTGTCTCGCTGCTATCAGAGCGTCATCCACCAAACCTACAAGGACATTACCCACTTCATGGTGGCAGATGGCTCACCCAGTGAGCTACCCTTGCAAATTCAGCAGATGAGTGTGCCCAAGTGTGCTGACTTTGGTGACACGCCCCGTGGGGTAGCCTCTGCGGTAGCCTGGGCACAGGGCTATGACGCTATTGCTTACTTGGATGCCGACTGTTGGTATGAGCCTAACCACATCATCACAATGGTGGGGGTGTTGAAAGAAAGCGGCAGTGACATCGTGACTTGCCCACGAAACCTCTACAGGTTAGATGGGTCATTCATGGCTGTAGATTCTGAGTCTGACGGTAAGGCATTCAATGACACAAACTGCTTCTTGTTTAGCCGCAAGACGTTTCCTTTACTAGCAAGCTGGATGTTCAAGCCACTAGAGCTGTGCATCATTGATGACCGAGTTCTGTGGCAGGTTGTCCAGCAATCCCAAGTCAAGGTGGCTAGGTCTCTCAAGCCTACGGTGAACTACACCACCACACTGGCATTCCATTACCAACAAAACAATGAGCCTATCCCTGACCACGCCAGAGTGTTGATGGACAAAGGGGATGGCATGAAGGTTTACAACTACAAGGACGTATATGCGAGCTGAGATTCACTGCCTAGCCTGGACATCTGTTGACCCTAAGATTGTCAAAGGGCATACCGATGTGTGCAAACACTTAGGGCTGACAGTCAACTACACCATCCAAAACGTTCGTCACGGTCTGTGGATGGACAACATCATGGAAAACACTGATGCTGACGTTGTGTTGTTCTTGGACATCGACTGTGTGCCTACCAACAAAGACGTTGTGGACAAGGCGATTGCATGGGTGATGCAGCACGGCACATTCATCGGGATTGCCCAAGCCAGCAACCACATCCCTCCTTACTCCCACATCTTTGCTGCGCCAGCTTTCTATGCCATCTCCAAGGCTTGCTGGGTCAAGATGAATAAGCCCACCTTCATGGAGACTGAACAAGCAGACGTTGCTGAGAACGTAAGCTATGCGGCAGAGATGATGAGGATTAACTACAAGACTTTGTACCCCACGCATTACTTCAAAGCGCCAGCAGAAGGCATCTGGAAGCTGCACACCTATGGGGAATATGGGATTGGTACGCACTTTGAGGGCGGGATATTCCACTTGTATCAAGGTCGTATGCCACAAAATGCAGAGTTCTTTGCCCACACTTGTAAGTCAATACAAGAAGGCACATTCAATTTAGAACGCTTCAAGCCTTGTCGCCATGAATTTTGACCTGCAAAAATTTTATAAGTTCTGTTCAGAGCTAAAAATTGAGACCAAAGAAGAAGGTCTCAAGAAGATGGGTCGCCTACTGGGGACTCAAACCTATGTGATGGAAGAAATAGATAAAGGGTTGAAAGAAGATGTCCATTTCTTCGTCATTCTTAAAGGTCGTCAGTTGGGTATTACTACTGTTAGCCTTGCCCTTGATTTGTATTGGCAATTTACTCATCCTGGCTGGCAGGGCACTCTTGTCTCCGATACTGAAGAAAACCGAGATATGTTCAGGTCAACTCTGGGAATGTATCTTGACGGTTTACCCAAGGAGTACAAGATTCCTTTGGTTGCTCACAACCGCAATCAAATGGTCCTCAAAAACAGGTCACGAATCTTTTACCAAATCGCTGGTAACAAATCTCGATTGGGTCAAGGTAAAGCTATTACATATTTACACGCAACTGAAACAGCGTCTTGGGGCAACGACGAAGGTCTAGCTTCACTGATTGCCTCTCTTGCGGAGAAAAACCCGCAGCGTCTGTACATCTTTGAATCCACGGCGCAGGGGTTCAATATGTTCCACGATATGTACAAGACTGCCAAACGTGCCCGTACACAGAGAGCCATTTTTTGTGGCTGGTGGCGCAACGAGTATTATTCCGTTGAAGCTGACTCCAAAGAGTACAAGGTGTACTGGGATGGCAAGCTCAAGTCAGAAGAAAAAGAGTGGGTCAAGGAAATCAAAAAGCTGTACGGCGTTGAAATCAATTCACGCCAGATGGCTTGGTGGCGCTGGAAGATGGCGGAGGGCATCAAGGATGAAACCCTGATGTATCAAGAATTCCCACCCACGGAGGATTACGCCTTCGTGATGACGGGAACATCTTTCTTTTCTAACTCTCGCTGTACGGACGCAGCGAAATCAGCAAAGAGCATGGGCTATGAATGTTACAGGTATGCCTTCGGACAACTCTTCCAAGACACAGAGTGTTTGCCTTCTTCAGACAGGCTGGCAACGCTCAGAATCTGGCAACAACCCGTTGACACTGCTTACTACGTTATTGGTGCAGACCCAGCATACGGAAGCTCAGATTGGGCAGACCGATTCTGCATCCAGGTGTTTCGTGTTTATGCAGACGGTCTTGACCAAGTGGCAGAGTTTGCAACCTCGGAACTCAACACCTACCAATTTGCGTGGGTCATCGCCCACCTTGCAGGTGCATATAAAAACTCGACGCTGAACTTAGAAGTCAACGGTCCAGGTCAGGCGGTCATCAACGAGCTGCGTAACCTAAAACGCTTGGCATCCGCTATGGATGGCAAGATTGCTACCGACATGATGGATGTGTTGGGGTCAATGCAAAACTACATCTGGCGACGTAACGACACGATGGGCGGTCTGTCTAACTCCATCGGCTTCTTGACTACCTCATCATCTAAAGAGCGTATGTTGTCTTACATGAAAGACTACTTTGAACGCAACATGATGGGCATCTTCAGCATGGAATTGCTAGAAGAGATGAAAGGCATTGTGCGTGAAGACGGGTTCATTGGCGCACCTGGGCGGGGTAAGGATGACCGTGTGATTGCAACAGCACTGGCGACCATTGCGTGGGCAGAGCAAGTGCAACCTCGCTTGATTGCTATGCGTCTGTCCCGTCAAATTTCACTTAAACAAGACGAATACACCCCTGAACAGATTGCAGTGGGCAAAAACGTATCCAACTATTTGAAAGCAATTGGCGTTTATGGTGGCAAAGATGGAAGACCTATCTAAACAAGAACTTAAAAAAGAACTCAAACGGTTTTTGATGGACAAAGACAGAGGCATCTCTATCAAAAATTTCTGCGAGTTGGCGGGTATTTCCGAGCGTTTGTTCTTGTACGTCATCAAAGAAGAGCGTTGCCCAATGAGCGAAGACACACAGCGAGGCTTAAACAGGGCTTACAAACACTGGAAACAGGGGCGCATTCGGGTTATGAAGAAACACACGAACGAGACTTACCCTGATTACAGGAAAGAAGCTGTCCAGCCACTAATCCCTACAAGTAAGTTAGTGCTTACTAACGAGGGGTTTAAGGTGCAAAACAAGCCTATCAACAGGCATGATTACAAGAATTTTGGCAATATTTTGTGTGAAGACTAACTAAGAGGGGTGAAAAATGGGTGTTTTAAAAGATTATTGTTGTTCAGAGCATGGAATCTTTGAATCTATGGAGGCAAAGTGTCCTATCAAGTTTTGTAAGGGCGATTTATCCGTGGTTTTCTTAAAACCAGTGGCTATGAAGTCCGACAAGACCAAAGCGACGGACAAAAACCTAAAACAATTGGCGATGGAGTTTGATATGACCGACATCAAGTCCACAAAAGCAGGTGAACACCAAACTGGCTACTTAAAACGCAAAAATAAGCTCTCTGACAAAGAATTTGAGCAAGCAACAGAGG